GGTCACGGCGTAATCAACGACAGCCATCCCGGAGAAGTACTGCGCGAAATCCACCGACGGGTAGACATACAGGTTCCGGGGGAGACCGTCGGAGGCTGCGGCGTAACTCTGCGCGGTCGCCGTGTCATAGAACCCGGAGAAGTCCCCCGAGACACTGGTGATGGAAGCGCCGTACACCTTCTGGATGTCAAGGATCGTGGTCGCTTCGAACCGGTCCATCGTGAAAGAGATCGTCCAGTCGAACAGGAAAGCGACCGGGCTGGCCGGGTCGCCGAACCGCGGGGACATGTAGACGATCCCCCTACGGCCATGCAGCCTCACCGCCGGTGGTTGCCGTTCCCGTTCTCGCTGGGTATCCACGCCCCGATGTACTCGGGGCGGCGGCGTTTCGCTTCTTCTTCCTCGACGACCTGGGCGCGGACCGCGGCGATCAGCTTGAACAGGTAGTTCTGGATCGGGTCGAACGGGTCCGCGCCGCCGCCGGGGACAGCATTGGCGCTGTTCTGCCCGGTCTGCCCGTTCCCGTTCTGGGCGGGCTGGGGGGCTGTCGCGCCGGATGCCTTGTTGCTGTCCGGTACCGCCGGGTCCGGGACGGGCTTGCCGGGGGCCACCGGGTTCTTCCCCACCTCGGGGACCCGTCCGGCCTGGATGTCTTCGAGGTAGTCCGCGATCATCTTCGCCTCGAGCGTGACCTGCGGGACGATCGAGTTGGGGATAGCCCTGGTGGACCGGGACATCCCGACGATCGCGTCGAGGGGGATGTTATCCGCGCCGATACCGTCGGGTAGCGGGTCCTTGTCGTCCTGGGCGCGCATGTCGTCGACGCTCATGTACCCGATGTCCCGCCAGATACGGTAGATGTCCGCGCGTTCCCGCAGGTCCGCTTTCAGCAGCGAGTCAGCGTCCAGCTTGCAGGACCGGTTGACCGGGAGGAGCCGGGTGAACCCGGTTTCCAGGCGGATCATCCACGGGCGCAAAGCTTCGATGATCTGCAGCGCGGACTGCGCCACCGTCGAGTAGGTCAGGGAATCACCGCGCCGCCCGCCGACCCGTTCCGGGGGGAGCCCGTACACCGCGGCGAGCTGCGTCGCGTTAAGCTGCATCGCCTCGATGAACTGCGCTTCGGAGGGGGGGACGGTGACCGGGTGGTAGTCCCAGTCCCGGCCGTACACCAGGGGCTCGCGCCGCCGGATCGACTGGGTGAGCAGCGACCGGATCTCCGCTGACTGCGACGGGTCAATCTCGATCTCGTTGTTCTTGAACGTCCCCGGCGGGAACCCGCCGGCTTTGAACCAGTCGGTGCCGTACCGGGTCGCTTCCAGGCCGTTCACGATGGTCAGCGCGAACGCCCGCAACGGTGATACGCCTTCGGTGCGGCCGGGGAGGGAGAACGCCTTGAGGTGGAACCGTTCGGCGCGCTGCACTTCCCGGCCGTAAAAGTAGACGCGGGTGCGGAGCGGGTTGTACGGGATGTTGTCCTCGTCGTTGACGGAGACCATATCCGGGGGCATCCACTGGATCTGCTGCGGGTACCCGTACCCGTCCCGTGACAGGACGTAACCCCACGCGTTCCCGTGCAGCAGCAACGACGTGAGGCATTCGTACAGCCAGTCCATCAGCATGGTGTCCGGTGCCGGGTCATCGAAGATCGACGGGCCGAAGTACCGCTGCCCCTGCCCGGAGCCGTTCCCGGTCTGCAGGTACACCTTCACCGGCATCGACGCGACATACTCGGCGATCAGCCTGACGCACGCGTACAGGGGGGTGAGGCGGAGCGCCCCGTCGGTGCCCTGCACCTGCTGGGTCGGGTGCGCGGGTCCGCCCACGTTGAACGGGACGAACGGGGAGTTCCAGGGCTGCCACGGCACGGAGCCGATGACCCTGGACTCGGTTTTGCTAGCGGCGACACGTTCCAGCAGTCCCATGCCGCCTCCGATTCTTTATAGTTTCTTGCCGCAGACGCCGCACCATGTGTACGTGATCATCACCTTAGCGAGGCCGTGGCTCTTGACCCGCTTCTTCAGGGGGATGTGACCGTCCTTGCCGCAATCCCAGTCCCGCGGCTTGCCCACGTCAGTTCTCGATGAGAGTACCGGCCGGCCCCGGGCGGGGACGCGGCGGCGCTGCCCGTTCACCGGACGGCAGCGGCGGTGCTGGCGCGGCGGCACGGAACCCGTACTGCACCGACAGGGCGCAGTGCCGCAGCCCCAGCCGGAACCACAGTGCGCCTGCCAGCCACCCGGCCGCGACGAACAGCGCGGTGACAGCCGTGGCCAGGGCACGGCCCACTGTCAGTATTCCTTCGGCTTCTTCGGCTTCGGCTTCTTCTTCAGGATCTGCTTACCCATGGTCTACCCCCTGACGGGGTCTCGTTTGGACTAGGGGGCCGGGACGGGTACGGCGGTCAGGCCGTTTGTCGTATCAGTTAGCGTGACTTCACTGAATACGATGGTCATGGGCGGGGAGCAGTCTGGCTGGAGCACGGCGGTGGCCGTGATCTCATAGTCGCTCTTGCCGTTCTGCACGGGCTCGTCGGCGGCCTGGGCGAACGCGGTCTTGTTGGCGGCCTGCGGGTCGTGGCCACCCGGGTTGACGCATTGCGCATTACCGCTGAGCACGACATGGATCTGCGTCTCGTTCCCCAGCCCGGCTTCCTTGGCCGAGACGGTGACCGTGCTGCCCGACGTGGCGAAGACGGGCGTTCCGACGAAATGCGGGCTGCCCGCGAACGCGGGCGCGGCAAACGCGAGGACGGCTGCTGCGCTGGCTGTGGTGATCGCGGCTAGCCGGACGGGGAGTTTCACGTTATCCCTCTCAGTGGTTCAGGTGTATTACCCGATACTCCGTATCGGATCGTAACTTCTACGCAACTTATCGAAGCACCAGTATGCGAGGGTGGCTGCGGTCAGCGGGGTGATGTTCGCGGAGCTGTTCTTCCGGGACCAGCCGCGCATCCCGTCCCCGATGTCCCGCGTCTCAGCGTGCCTGACGGCGGACCGCAGGTCGGGGGCGTCGTCGGGTCCGAGCTGACCGACTTTCCGGTCCTGGATACCGGTCAGCATCAGAGTGAACGCCTGCGCTTCTTCCGCCGACGAGGCTTTCAGGAGCTGCAGGCCCTTGTTCTCCGCGTCGTTGATCAGCGCCGCCGCCGGGGCGGTCTTCGGGATGACGATCCCGAGGGGACGCCACTTGGAGCGCAGTTCCATCAGCCGGGGGATCACCCAGGACGTGCCCGGCCGGGCGCAGCCCCGGGGGATCTCCAGGATGACGGTCCCGTCGGAGGGACGCTGCCACGCCACCGCGATGGTCGCGTGGGAAAGGTCGGGGGTGACGTCGACCGCGAAGCACACCGGTGTGACGGTGCCGCCCTTGACCTGGGTCTGGCACGCGTCCCACTGCTCAGCGGTGATCGCGCCCCAGTCCTCGTCGTCCATCGGCCACTGGCCCGCGCCGAGACGTTCCACGTCGAACGTGTCCGGGGGCATCCCGTTCATTTCCCGCGCGACGTGCTCCGGGGTGATGCGGATGCCCAGCGCCGGGTTCGCTTTCGCCCACGACACCGGGTCGTCCCGGTCGTCATGTTCTGTGCAGGTGATGAACCGGTTGCTCCTGCGCCCGTGACGTTCGTCTCTCGGGCAGAGGGGGGTGTGCGGGCGGATCGACCACTCGAAATACGCCAGGGACGGGTCCCCGCCGCGGATACCCCGCTTTCGGATCATCGCGAGCTGGGTGGAGTCCGGGTACCCCGCCGACGCGAGGTACCACAGCTGCGGGTTCGGCACCGCGCTCATGGTCGGCATGGACGCGCCGACCTGGTCGGCGGACAAGATCATCGCCTCGTCCCACACCAGGCAGTCACACGTAAACGAACGGCCCGACCCCCGTGACCGGGCGAGGAACCGCAGCCGGGGAGCGACGGACTTGCGGATCTGCTTCGCGCCCGGCCCGAAGATCAGCGCGGGCGCGGAGCGGAGCAGGACCGCTTCCTCGCCGTGGGACGTGATGATCGACCGGACCCGCTTGTTCAGCGAATCAGTCGACCTGATCCGGTCCTGCAACCGGAGGAAATGCTCGTTGCTGGCTTTGAACTCGTGCGCCGTGTGGATGATCAGCGGTTCGGACAGGACGAACAGGCCGTACAGCTCCCGCACCTCGGCGGTGGCGTTCTTCCCGTTCTGCCGGGAGATGATCTCCGCTACCTCGAAGCAGGTCCACCGGCCGTCCTGCCGGGTGCCGAGCGCCTGGGTGAGCATCCACCCCTGCCAGTCGTCCAGCAGGAACCCGATCGAGTCAGCGAATTCCAGAGCTTCCAGACCCGAGTCCAGGGAGTGATGTTCCGGGACGGACATCAGGCGGGGCCGCTGGAACCCGGTGATGGGCTCGGTGTCGAGCAGCGCGGACATCAGCCTGCCTCTAGCCGCTTCTCGCGTCGCTTCTTCAGCTCGTCGATCTCGTCACCGGACCCGGCTGGGGGTGAGATGTCGCGGAGGTACTGCGCGGACTGGCGCAGCTCACGCAGGACCTGGGTGAGGTCCCGGGCGGCGAGACCGCCCATGTCAGCTTCGGCGGCGAGGGTGAGCATGGAACGGGCGACCGCGCCGTTGGCTACGTCCTTGGGGAGGCCGCGCAGTTCGGTGCGAACCGCTTTCTCCTGCGGACCGATCTTGCGCCTGGGCCGGTACGTCATTCCGCCCCCAGCATGATACAATAAGCTGTCTGGTGTGTCCTTGTATGAAAAAAGGGACGCGAAGTCCCCAGGCACATTATGGTGCAAAAAACTGCGGAAGGCAAATCATGTGATTACCGAGACGGCAACCGTCGTCGTCACGTGGATGGACGGCGTCACCGAGACGTACGACGGGCAGACCAGGGTCCACGACGGGGTCCTGCACATCTACGGCAGCGGTGAGGTCATGCACATCCCGCTGGCGAACATCCGGTACTGGACGAAACCCTGATGGCCCGCCCCGGCTCGCCCCTGACCTCGTTCCGGGCGTGGCTCGCCGCGCGGATTGACCCGCAGCCCGATCCTGGCGAGGGGTGGTGCATGCGGTGCAGCATGAACGGGGGCCGGACCCTGGTCCTGTCCGCGGACGGGACCCACGCGCACGCCCGGGACCACCAGGACTCCCCGGACGAGGGGCAGCACTTCGTGTCGGTACGCGCCCGCTGGTCCAGATCAGGTGGCTTACGTGATAGTCCTGACCGGCGGCGACTGCGAGGACAACCCCGGGCACGAGTGCGTCATGGCAGTGATCGAGGTGGAGAGCCGGCAGCAGGCGCGAGAAGCCGCCGGGAAACTGGTGCTGCAGGGAGAGCACCCGCACTTCATGGTGACCACCCCGCTGAGCGACTACCTGCCCGGTCAGACGTAAGTGCCCCCCCGGACCTACCCTTGTCCGGGGGGGCTTTTTCCCTGTGTCGGCGGGACTCGAACCCGCAAACTGCGGTTCCACAGACCGTTGCCTATACCAATTCGGCTACGACGTTGGAATGTTCCGCTTCGCCCGGTCCGGTCGGTGGCACGGCTGATGCTGAGACCGGCGCTCTGCCATTGAGCTACGCGCCCATGAGATTGGAGGGCGCGACGGGGATCGAACCCGTAACCTCCGGTGCCAAGCCGGGCCGGTGACCCGCGTATCCGGGTGCGGCATGTGAAGAAGCTGCGAACACGACGAAGATGCTGACTACTGGCTGCCCCTGGGCGTTACCCCCGCCGTCTGGCGACCGGTGCCAGGGTGACAGCCGTGCTGACGAAGACAAAGAAGCTGTGTTCGTCTCTAATTGTATCACCAGCGGGGGCTGGGGCCAAGCTGATCGGTGATAATCCCGACCTGCTCTTTCACCCAGGCGCTGCCCGCAGGCTCACCGCTGATCGCGGCGAGGACATTCTCGATGACCTCACCGGCGGGCGCGTCGATGCCCTGGTGGTGCAGCAGCGCGTTCACCGCTGTCGCGGCGATCTCGTACTTCTCGGTGCGGTGGACGAGCAGCGCCATGTACAGCACCCGGCGGGTCTCGTCCAGGTCCCGCGCCTGGTCCTTCCTCATTCGCCCTCTCCGAAGATGTAGTCCAGGACCGGGTATGCGTCCTTGTCTTCCACCTCGATGCTGTTCGCCTGCTCGCGGGCCTGCTTGAGCGCGACGAGCAGCTTCGAGCACCGGTCGTACATGCCCTGCGCCTGGTCGGCGGGGAGCTGACCGGACAGCTTGACGGTGGTCCACTCCCCGACCTTCATGTCGGTCTCCCACGGGCGGACCTGGGCGGGGTGCTGCGGGGTCGCGTCGTACAGGACGTGGGTCTGGGGGACCTTAGCGGTCGACTCGGTGACCCTCGGTTCGGTCACCCAGATACCGCGTGCGGTGTCCCAGTGCCATTCCTCGGACGGGTCCAGGATGGGGAACCGGGCGATGATGTTCGCGCGGATCTTAGCGACCTGGTCTTCGAGGAACAGGAAGTACGTGGTGGGCACGTCGGTGAGCAGGGTCACGCCACCCACGACAAGGTCAGCGCGGGCGCGGGTGTTGCCGTACTCGCGGGTGAACTTGACGTTGAACAGGTTCACGAGCGCCGTCTTGATCTCGGGGATCATGTCGGACGCCTTGACCTGTACCTTCTGCGACTGGGGCGGGTGCCGTACCCCGCCGTCGACGGTCGGCTCGTACGTCCGGATCAGGCCCTTCATGGGGTTCTGCTCCCCGCCGAGACCGAAGATCCGCTGGTGCTGGTCCAGGACACGCTCGGTGTCGGACTGGACGGTCCTCTCGATTGTCACTACCTGGTGTAGCCTCTTAGCCATACCCACCATGATACACTCGTAGGACAGCAAGGGGACAACAGGTTTTTCTTGTCCGGGTGGCAGGCGCTGGCTCTTTCATGATCCTTTCAGCCGGCTACAACAGCAGCCTGCTCAGGGCAGTCCGGGACTTCTGCCTGAAGGCTGATCGCCTGTCACCCACATAGCGAGAGGAGAAGGGCATGCGCAGCGAGCGCTCCTGGCACAAGCCGTAACGGCTAGCCAGGAGGGGAGGTGAACCCTCCCGATGCCACCGCACAAGGGCGGTAAGAAGAACCGCAAATGGGGCCGGAACAAGATCAAGTGCCAGCGGTACGCCGCTGAGCACCGCCGGACGAAGAACAACCCGGCGCGTACCCGCCGGACCCCTGAGCGCACCCCCCACTAGGAGGTGAGCGAAGTGACCCGAATCACCGGGACCCCCGCCACGGCGGGGGTCCCCACCCTTCTAAGGTTGAGCCCATGGCACGCCGTGAAGTGATCTCCGTCCGCGTCGATGAGGGGACCGCGCAGGCCATCGACCAGGTACGCGGTTCCGCGTCGCGGGCCAAGTGGGTCGAAGGACTCATTTCTGACACGCTGGAAGACGGTCCCGCCCGGCTCATGGCAGGGGAGGAAATGATCCCCGCCAGCAAGGTCAGGGAAGCCGGGGCGTGCAACCATCCCCGTGCCCGGGTGATCAAGGGGTTCTGCTACCGGTGCGGAAGCATGGTGCTCAAATGAAATGCAAATGCGGTAAGGAAATCAGCAGGCGCGAGAAGCGGCTGAACGCGGGACTGTGCGACACGTGCCTGCAGAAAGCGCTGCGCGCCGAGGCGAAGAGAATCGCGAAGAGGCTGGGTAAGTGAAGGCTGCGGTGCTGCGCGGTGACGCCGCCCGGCTCCCCCTCCCCGACGGGTGCGTCGACCTGATCATTACCAGCCCGCCGTTCTACAAGCTACGGTCGTACACGGACGGGGGGGAGCATTACCAGGGGCAGATCGGGGATGAGCCGACCCCGGCGGAGTTCATCGCGACCCTGATCAACTGCACCGCCGAGTGGGCCAGGGTGCTGAAACCGTCCGGGTCGATGTTCGTGGAGCTGGGGGACACGTACTCCGGTGCGGTCACCGGCGCCAGGTCCGGGTGGGCGGTTCCCGGGTCCGCACGTCCCACAGCACCGTGTGGCACATGGTGAAGCAGCCGAAGTACTACTCGGCGGTCGACGCGATCCGCGAACCGCACACCGGAGGCAGTCACAACGCCGGGCCGCGTGCCGCCGTCCAGTCCTGGCAGAGCGGGAAGGGTGTCACCCACCGGACCGGCCGCACTGACAAGGACCAGTTCAACCCCCTCGGGAGGATGCCCGGGTCGATCTGGCGGATTCCGTCCGCTCCCCTCGTCGTCCCGGAGTGGCTGGGCGTGGAACATTACGCGGCGTTCCCCCCGGAGTTGTGCCGCCGCGCGATCCTCGGCTGGTCCCCCCCAGGGATCTGCACGGCGTGCGGTCAGGGCAGGTTCCCGGTGCCCTCAAAACAACTTGACGTCAGGCATATAGGGGCCGCTTCGGAGCGGCCGGGGGATATATCAGGGAGGGCACGGTGGGCGCACCCTGAAGGCAAGGTGATCGGGGCGAACGAGGTGACCATCACCGGGTGGGCGTGTAATTGTACCCCGTACACTGACTACCCGGAGCGGCGTGCCCGCGCTGTCCTGGACGGGGGGCAGACGTGGCCGGGGCGGCTCCCGGTACGCGAGTACCACTTCGACCGGTGGGAGCCACCCCCGGCCACCCCGGCTGTGGTCCTGGACCCGTTCGGCGGTTCCGGGACCACGGCGCTGGTCGCGTCGGTGCACGGACGGCGGGGGATCAGCTCCGACATGTCCGCTGACTACGGGCGTCTCGCCCGGTGGCGGATCACCGACCCCGGGGAACGCGCCAGGGCGCTCGGCGTCCCGAAACCCCCGCCCGTCCCGAGAGAGCAGATGTCCCTGTTCGACCTGGAATTACTGTTACTATCGTTTTGTGGAGCAGCTACTCCCCGGTACCGTCCTGGTGGTCCGGTCGGCGGGGTTCGCGGGGTGGTGGATCAGGTTCGGTGCTGCGCTGCGCGGGCACCCCAACCTGCAGAACCACGTCGCCGTAGTCCACCACGCCGACGAGCACGGCACCCTGTGGTGCATCGAAGGGCGTCCTGGCGGGGTGGGGTGGCGGGACGCCACCGCGTACCTCGCGTCCCGGTGGACCATCACCAATGAGGATCAGCCGCTCACCCCGGTGCAGCGCGACGGTATCTGCACGGTGATGGAAGCGCTCCTCGGCACCCCGTACGACTGGAAGACCATCGTCGCGGACGGTGCCGCGTCCCTCGGCTGGCGGCTGCCCGGGTGGGACTCACGCTGGTCCGACGGGCAGGTCGCCGGGCATGTCGTCTGCTCCTCCGCAGCGGCGTACGCCTACCAGGCCGCGCAGGCACCCCACCCCGACGGGGACCGCGGGTGCCTGCCCGCCGGGTGGACCCAGTGGATCGTCACACGCGGATGGGAACCCCCCGTTACACCAGAACCCGCGAGGGTAAACACCTGAAGGAGGTTCCGTCATGTTCGCTGTGATCGCTTTCATCTGCGGCGTCGTCGCCGCGATCTTGAAGCTCGTCAACCAGCACACGGGCGTCATCGTGTGGCTGCTGATCATCGGGCTGATCGCCGTATCGGTCGAGGTGCTGTGGGGCTGGCACCGCGCCGGTTACTACCGTGGGGGCTAGGAGAAGCCAATGATCCTGCTCGGAATCCTGCTCATCGTCGTGGGGCTGATCGTCCCGTCCCTGTCGATCCTGCTCACCATCGGGATCATCGTCCTGGTCATCGGGCTGATCCTGCTGTGCATCGGGCAGTTCCACGGGCCCGTCGGGGGACGCCGCTACTGGTTCTAACCGTTCCCTGGCGAAGGCGAGGACCGCCCACAGCCACCACAGCTCGTACACGGCCAGCGGGATCAGCAGGAAAGTCGGCGCGAGGAGAGCGGCGGTTACGACCAGCGGGAACGGCACCAGGTAAGCCAGTGCCCGCCGCCTGCGCCGCTGCTCCTTCTTCTCATGCCCGTCCGGCATCTGGATGGTCAGCACTACCGCCCCTTCCGCCACACCCACCAGATCCACACGCCCACCCCTGCGGTCAGCAGGACCGCGACAGCGGTGGCGGCCAGTGCCACTAGCCTACGACCTTCGCGCCGGTGAAGACCTGGACGATGAAGTTCGCGATGGCGACCTCGCCGCCGTGCCACACGGTGTGCCCGAGGACGGCCAGCATGATCACGAATCCCGCCATGATGACCGTTGAAATGCTCATGCCCCCACTATACCCGCCGCTGTCTCATGCTGTATAGTGGGGCTTGTGGCCTGGGGCGTGATGGCGTAACCAGACAGTAAAGGCGACGGGACAGGTAACGGTACACCTCCCCGGTGCACAGTCAGGGCAGCGTCGTGCGGGTGTCCCCCAGGCCACACCCACGCACAGGGCGGGCCTGACCGCCGGACGCGCTTTGCGGGTTACACCGGCCACGGCCAGGCCCTTTGCGGGGACGGAGCACCCCGTGCCTGATCCCCGCAAACGCACCCTAACCCCAGACAGCAAGATACGTCAAGAGGTAGGATGGCGGGCATGACGAACGAAGATTTCCGTGATCTCAGCGACGCGGTCACCCGCATCGCCGCGCATTTCAGCTACCTCGCCAGCGCCTACGGTTTCGACACGGGCGGTGCCCGCGACCAGCGCGGCGACCCCTGCGGCGACCCGCCCATCACCCAGCAGGACAAACCATGAGGTTCTACATGTGCCGCTTCCGCGTCCTGACAATGCCCCGGTTCACCCTGCCGCGCGTAGCGCACTGCGACAACGGCCAGTTACCCACGGCCCGGACAAACGACTGCCAAGCCTGACAGGAACCATCCCCAATGGCGACCAAACTCAACTTCAACGGAACCTGGCTCCAGCGTCTCATCGACCAGCTCGCCGTCGAGCACCCCGAGCTGAAGACCCGCCTGTACAACGAGGCGGCAGCGCTGTGCCGCTGCTGGACCTACGAGCAGTCCCCGCACGGACCCCACTCCTGCTGCGGCGGCTGCCCCGTCCACGCACCCTGCTGGTGTGAATGGCAATGAGCTGCGAATACCCCGGATGCGGGAAGACCTACTGCGGCTGCACCTGCCCCAACTGCATGGTCGCCCGCCGTAACCGCAAGACCATGTCAGACCGGCACTGTCACCGGCACTCGAAGGGATGCCACTGGTCGTGAACCGGCTCCTGGACTGGCTGGAGAAACACCAGCAGCCCATCGTCACCGTCGCCGCGGTCCTCGTGATCGCGGCGGTCTTCGCCGCCGCGATCAAGTACGAGACCCGCACGAAATACCAGAACCAGCCTCAGCGTATCCCCGTCATGAAAACCGCCCAGGGCAACACCACCACCGTCCCCGCTACCGTCCCCGTCACCGTCACAGCCGGAGTCACCCCGTCATGGCACCACGATCACGCTGCCCCTACTGCGGCTCGCGCACCGCAGCCCCACCCGGCAAGCCCTGCCCGCCCCACCAGCACCCCGACCACTGCGCCCCCCGCAACCACCCCCTCGACCTCGGAGCCCGCGTCACCCGCTACCAGCTTGACCAGTTCGCCGCAATGAGCGCCGCCGTCGACCGGGCGGTCACCAGGACCTGCGTCTCCTGCACCACCCCCGGGCGGCTGTACCCCGGCGGGTACTTCTGCGACCGGCACCAGCCATGAAACATGACAGCTTCTGCTACCAGCCGCGCGGCGAATGCTGGTTCCTCACCTGCCGCTGCCAGTGCCACCGCATATCAGGGAGGCAGCCCGTGAACTACGGGACCGTCATCGTCGACGGGTACAGGTACTGGATCACGACGCTACGGCTGCGCGGCAGCTACATCCACATCGAGGCCAGCCGGAAAGGACCCGTCCGGCCCTGCACCGACGCGCCCGCCGCCGTGTTCGGTGAAGACGGCCTCGGCGTGTGCCAGTCCTGGCTCACCACCCTCACCGAGTACGAAGCCGCAGCCGACTACATCACCATCGAGTTCCGTATCCGCATCGACCACATGGAGGTCATCGAATGAGCAACCGGCGGCGCACCCCGCTGCGGAACCCCTGCCTTGACTGCGGCTCGTACACGTGGAACCTGCACGGGAAATCCGAGTGGTACATGGTCCACGACCGGATCTGGCAGGAGGCCGGCGCGCCCACCCGCGACGTCATGGACGGGCGCACCCCCGGTTTCTACCTGTGCATCGGGTGCCTCGAAGACCGGATCGGGCGGCCCCTCACCCCCGGCGACTTCCCCGACTACCCCGTCAACGACCCCAGCCCCCTCAACACCGACCGGCTCAACGACAGGCTCACCCCGTGAACGACCCTGAACCGTGGCACGCACCCGACGGGACCCGCTGGCTGTACTTCCCCCAGTACCAGGAATGGCACGGGTGGACCCCCGGCGAAGACGGCCTCTACGTCAAGACCCCCGAGGAGTTCTGCGGCACCTACCCCGAATGGCTCGACGAGTACATCGAGGACGCGTGAAGCATGAGGCTGCCCCGGAGGAAAAAGAAGGCCAGGCGGAAGAAGCCCCCGGCGGAGATCACCTGGCGTCCGCCCGAACCGCCGCGACGGAAGAAGAAGAAGAAGTGAGACACGCCTACTACATCCTCGCAGGAAACAGTGCCTAAACCCAGATGCCCCGAATGCGGGCAAACCTGATGTGCGGCCGGGACCGGTGCATCTACTACGGCTGCGACGCGTGCTGCCGCCGCCTGCACGGAGACATCCTCCAAGCCACCCGCGAAGAATGCGACTGCCTCAACGACACCTACGCCGAGTTCTGCACCCCCGCATGCTTCGACGAGTACAAGAAATGGGTCCCCTGCGACTGCGGAGCCGGCAACCCCTGGCACACCCGGTACGGCCCCAGCCAGAAGTGAAGCGTCTTGTCTAACCCCCGGGAAAAAGTGAAGCACACTGGTTGAAAATTCAAGCCCCTCAGATCGCCCCTAGCGGCCTCCCGCGACCCTCCTGATACGATCCCCCTGCCCCCAACTAAGCGCCCCCACAAACCAGCTCAGAG